AGGGTGCAGATGCTTAGAGAGGGCGGCTGAGAGCGCAGGAAAGCGCGACAGACCACGGATGGTCGGGCTGACGCCCTCATAAAATACAGGCGATTTACAGGCGCACTAAAAAAAGTGCGGCTGGTATGGTGAGAATTTAGAGTTTATTACGTCTAATGTAGTATAAGCGAGCGAAAGAGCTTGCTGACACAGCTCGATCGCAAAGGCGTGAGCGAGCATGTTACTACTCTTGAAGGCATTGCGCCTGAAATAAGCACAAAATTCATAGCGTTCCTCCAGACGCAGCCCCAATCGACCCTCTTCCCGGGGGGTCTGGGGCATTTTTACTAAGGAAATCATAGATTTATGTCAGATAAACTTGAAACCACCCTTGATAAGATTGCTGCGACGAGCGCGAAAACCATCCAAGAGGCTGCGGAACTCTCCATACAGCCGGAATCATCCCCCAAGACACCAGTAAACAATCGCACCCGTAGCATGAAGAACAGGAATCGCGAGTATCGCCGTAGGTTGGGCGATCTCGACCCCGTATGAGTGCGGAAGTCAAAGAACTCAAGCGCACGGAGGCTGGCACTTTCCCCAAGGGGGTCAGTGGTAACCCGGCTGGGAGGCCGAAAGGCAGTAAAAACGCCATCACGCTCCTCAAACAGTCGCTTGAACTCCAGCTTAGAGAGCAGGCCAGCGCAGATATTAGCGCAGTTCTGGATAAAGCTGTTGAGCTCGCACTTGAGGGACACCCCGGAATGATTAAGATGTTGGTAGAGCTCCATATGAGCAAATCCACCAACGATGACGCCAAAGCCTCCGAGAGGGTGGCGATCCAGATTAACAGCCACCCCGGACAGGCTGAAGTAAAAGAGGTCCGGACCCCAATCGATATCGAACCAGAGGAATCTAACAATGAGTGACAAGCAATCCCCAACGCAGAGCGGCGTAGGTACGTCTGTACCCAAATCGGCTCCACGTCAAGAAAGCGCTCCGTCTCCGCAGACTGGCTCTAACGGCAGTTCGCAGAGCGAATCTCGCGGCAAAGACGGCAAGAGCTAGAGCTATGCCTAATAGTACAGCAGACATCCTCCGCAATCGCGGAGAAGTAATCGACAGCGCCGTTGAGGCCGCTGAGGGCTCGAACCAAGAGCGTGATTCCCGTGCTGCCCAGCAGCGTGCGGCTGCTGAGGCTGCGGCCAAAGAGGCCAAGCGGGTCAAAGAGAAGGCTGGCGTAGGCCGGGACGACTCTGAGGCCAATAAGCAAAGGCTCCTCAAGCAGATGGAAGCCAGAGCTAAAGCTGCGGAGAGCCAAGGTAACAAGGCCAAAGCGGCTGAGATCCGTGCGCGGATGAAGCAACTTGAGGAACTGACATGAGTGAAATGAAGAAGCCCGAGTCGGGCGGAAAACCAAAGAAGATCACCGGAAAAGGTAAGCCCGGCGGTCCTCGTACGCCCGGCGCACGCGCCGAGGCGGGCAAGTCCATCACAGAGTGGGCTAAGGAAATTTCGGACGAGAACAAGAACGGCACACGTCGGAGCCAGTAATACGTCATGGAAGTAAGCCTACATAGTAGGCAGGAGGAGGTCTTCTACGACGACGCACGCTACAAGGTAGTGGCTGCGGGACGTCGGTTCGGGAAATCGTTCCTTGCTGCCGTCACTCTATTCGTCGAGACGAGCAAGACCCACAAGGTCCGCTCAGATGGCGAAGAGATCGACCTAGCTCTGGAGAAGGTGTACTACGTTGCACCTACGTTTACGCAGGGTAAGGAGATTCTATGGCCCGTTCTGAAGGAACTGGGGCAGGATCTCATAGCACAGGCATACGAGAATGAGGCCTCTCTGAGGCTCCTGAACGGTAGGACTATCCACATTAAGGGAGCAGATCGACCGAACTCCCTGCGCGGTACGGGCCTGAGTTACGTCGTACTGGACGAATACGCGTTTATGAAGGAAGAGGTGTGGGAGATGATAATCTCTCCACAGCTATCACGGAGTGAGGGTGGTGCCCTATTTATTGGTACCCCAGACGGCAAGAATCACTTCTACGAGCTCTTCCAGCGCGGATACGACGAAGGGTTCCCCACTTGGAAGTCGTGGCACTTTGGGTCTATAGATAACCCATACCTGCCCGCTACCGAGATTGAGGAGATGAGGGACCGTATGTCCGCCGAGCGCTTCGCTCAGGAGGCTGAGGCCAGCTTCGAGGGCGGAGCAGGACTGATCCTCACGGCGGATATGTTCCACATAGTGGATGCGGTGCCATACCCGTGCGACTACTACATAGCGGCTGACCTCGCGGGCTTCCAGTCCACGGAGGGAGGCAGAAAGATTAAGAAGCTGGATGACCACGCTATAGCGGTTGTCGCCAACCACGCCAAGGGGTGGTGTATAGTAGACATCATATATGGGCAGTGGGACACGCGGGAGACCGCGCTACGCCTTGTGAAGGCTTATCGGGACTACAGACCCCGGAAGTTTGGCATCGAGAAGGGCATGTCCAAGAACGCGGTAATGCCGTACCTAGAGGACGAGCAGAACCGACTCGGTACATTCTTCATGGTGACAGACCTATCGCATGGTAACCAGCACAAGACAGACAGAATCGCATGGGCGCTACAGGGCCGTGCTGAAAAAGGCCGGGTCTCGTTGCTACGAGGAGAGTGGAATCGTGAGTTCCTATCTCAAGCGCAGGACTTCCCCTCAAAACTGGCGCACGACGACCTCGTCGATGCAGTCGCATACATTGACCAACTGGCCGACCCGTGGTGGGAAGGCCCGGACTTCGTAGACGACTGGGAGCCACTTGACGATCTATCAGGATACTAACGCATGATCCCCAACCAATTCGGAAATAACGACTCAGAAAAGCCTCTGGGTAGCCCAATGAAGGGCCTAGTCCATTATGTGATGGACAAGGTACAGCACGGACGTGACGTTCGGGATGCTGCGTATGGAGAGCTATGGCAGGAATTTACACGCATCTGGCGTGGATTCCACACACAGAAAGACAAGACTACTGATAGCGAGCGTTCCAAGCTCATCTCCCCTGCTACACAGCAGGCGGTAGAAATGACCGCTTCCGAGATGGAAGAGGCCACATTTGGGCGTACAGCTTGGCTGGACATCAAAGACGACATCCAAGACCAAGACAAGGACGACGCTATTGTATATCGGGACCAGCTACTCGAAGACTTCGAGCTATGCGGTGTACCCGAAGGGATCGCTGACACGTACCTCCTCGGTTGTGTCTACGGCACTGGCATCTCCAAGGTCAACGTACGCGTTGAGAAGGAGAGGGACTTCACTGGCATAGAAGCCCAGAAGTTCAAGGTGACCGTCGAGGCAGTAAGACCAGACGAGTTTGTAATAGACCCGTCGGCATGTTCCATAGAGGATGCCCTCTTTTGTGCGCATGAGATCGTTAAACCCAAGCACACGGTCAAAGCAAAGCAGAAGTCAGGGCTATACTTGAAGGGCGCTGTAGAATCCTACAGTGGCAGCCAGAAAGGTAGCACGGACGGTATCAACGGTGGGTCAGTAGACTCGCGGGATGATGGCGTACTGCTTACCGAGTACTACGGCAAGGTACCAGCATACCTCCTTCCGGATGCTAAAGATGATGATTTCGACATGGTGGAAGCCATTGTCGTGATTGCGAACGAGACCACAGTCCTCAAGGCTGTCAAGTCTCCGTTCACTATGAAAGACCGGCCCATTGTAGCCTACCAGCACGACAGCGTACCCGGACAGTTCTGGGGACGTGGTGTGGTCGAGAAGGGATACAACCCTCAGAAGGCACTGGATGCAGAGTTGCGAGCGCGCATAGATGCCCTCGCCCTCATGACAGCCCCGATGATGGGGGCCGACATAACCCGTATGCCACGGAATCCGGATCTACGTACGAGGCCGGGCAGATTCTTCTTGACGCGGGGTCGCCCGAGCGAGATCATAGAGCCAGTGGGATTCAACGCTCCGGGCTTACAAGCTACCTTCCAGAATGCCAGTGACCTAGAACGTATGGTATCTATGTCCACGGGCGCAATGGACAGTGCTATTCCTATCGGTCAGAACCGACGGAACGAGACCTCCAGCGGCATGTCAATGCAGCAAGCTGGGTTCTTGAAGCGCAGCAAACGCACGATGCGCAGGGTTGAGAAGTATCTCGATGCCCTCGTAACCAAGTCCTTGTGGCGGTACATGCAGTTCGACAAGCCCCGCTACCCGCAGGACATCAAGTTCAAGGTCAGTGGTACCATCGGTATCATGGCACGCGAAGTCGAGAACCAGCAGTTAGTACAGATGCTAGGCTTCGTACCACCCGAGAGCCCTGCTCACGGACTGATCATTCAGGCCCTGTTCGAGAACACCAACAGTGCGGACAAGGATACCCTGAAGCAAGCTATACAGCAGATGAACCAGCCTCCTTCAGAAGAAGAGCAGGCTATGCAGCAGAAGCAACAGCAGTTGCAGATGCAGATGGCAGAGCTACAGGTAGCCGAGATGGCTGCCAAGGTCGCGAAGCTGGAAGCTGACGCGAAGCTCGCAGAAGCCAAGACGGTACACGAGTACATTGACGCCGATCTCGAAGACGACCGTCTGGAGATTAGCGCTGCAAACGCCGCAACTGGTGCGGAGAAAGCACGCCAAGCAGCATTGCAGAATCAAGTCAATATGCAGAAGGTTCAGGTAGATGCTATGAAGGCGCGCAATGATCAAGCAAAGCGGTCCAACAAGTAAGTACATTCGCATACGCGGTACAGAAGAGGTATGGGCTCAGACGCTTAAAGTAGCAAGCACATCCATGCAGAAGGCTTTACCTAAGCCTGTGATGTACACCGAGCTACAAACGGGGGACCACGTACGTATGATAGTGCGTGATCCTCGGGACAGACTGGTAAGTGCGTGGCGGTGGTTCACCGGCCCTCACAATTCGTACATACCCGAAGTCCCAGAACACGTCAGCAGGTATCTGCTGGATAAGGACACGGAGTTCAAGGGATGGGTCGAGACAGCGGTCCAGAACTGTAATGAACACTGGGTACCCCAGACTACGATACACCCACGCTGGCGAGAGTTCGAACTCATTCCCATAACAGACCTGCACAAGCTGGGCTGGGGACATGAGAAGAAACTACGCTCCGACAATACGTGGGAGCAATATTACGACGACGGTCTTCTAGCTCTCGTTAATGAGATCTACAAAGAGGACGTCGAGATGTATAAGGAGGCGACAAATGAGCAAGGCAATAACACAGGAACAAACAGAGTACTTTGACGCACTCGAAGAAATGTTCGCTACCCAAGGGTGGAAGACATTTGTCGAGGAAGCCACGGCAATGATATACCAATGTCAAGCAGATGCCCTAGAGCAGCCGTCATGGGATCACGTTAACGTCCTGAGAGGCAAGGCATTACAGTTAGCAGAGATCAAGAACCTTGAAGAAGTGACGCTCATGCAGCGTGCTTTGCTAGAAGAGGATCTAGAAGATGCCGACGTATGAATATACGTGTCCGTCATGCGGACATGAAGAAGACATCTGGTGTAAAGCATCGATCCGAAAGGATCAGATATGCAGCGAATGTGGGACTGCTACCAAGCAGGTAATCCGTACACCCGCGCAACCACACTGGACATCACTAGCGATGGGCGATTCCGCCGGACCTGAAGCTATCAAGCGTTTCGATAAGATGCGCCGAGACAAGAAGGCCAAGGAAGAGAAAGCCATACGAGAGCATGGTTCCATCAAATAATAGGGGTAATAGATCCACTCCACTACCCTATTCCACTAGGACAATACCTCTATTGAGGTACCTAAATCAGCAGGAGTTGACAATATGGCTAAGTACGAAGACTATGTAGGTGGTATCGAAGGCGAGATTGGCGAAGCAGCAAAGCAGAGCAATCAGAGAGCCAGAGACGCAGAGACGGGACGTTATATCCCTGAACGGTTCGCTAACAAGGACATCACAGATGTGATCAAGTCCTACGAGGAACTGGAGAAACTGAACTCCAGACAGGCCCAAGATCTGGGTTCTATGAGGAAGACAGTAGATCAACTGCTCGATATCCAACAGCAACAGGCTTCCAGCCCCGCACAGGAAACCAGCAAACCTGTGTCGGTTGATGATCTTTACGAGAACGCGGACGAAGTATTACGTCGCGTTGTGAGGGAAGAGTCCTCTAACGAATTAACTACACTCAAGTCAGAGCTAGACCAACTGAAGTTGGAGAGAAAACTCTCTCAACTGGAAGGGAAGTTTCCAGACTGGCGTGAGCGTGTGCAAGAAGCAGACTTTGGTGCGTGGGTGCAAGAAAGCCCCTACCGCCAGCGGATGTTTCAAGAAGCAGACAGTGGTGATTTCGATGCTGCCGAGGAAATCCTCGGAATGTACTACGAAACGAATCGTAGGCAAGAGGCACAAGACTCACAAAGACAAGAGCAGGTAGTACAGCAGCAACAGCTAGCTGACGCCATACTCGAATCTGGTTCGCCAGCAGCCCCAGCAATGGACGAGACATACTCTCGTAATGACCTGATGGAGGCACGTCTCTCTGCAAAGAGAGGGGACCTCAAAGCAGATCGTTGGTTAAAGGCGCACGCTGATTCTATTGCCAGAGCCTATGAGGAAGGTCGTATTGTTGACTAACTCAAACTTCAATAGGTGATATAATGGCTTTAGGCACAAACCATGTCGCACTAACCGAAGTCACTGCAGCTACACGTACGCGTTCCAATTCCGCATTTGTACGTGAGTTGTGGACGGATGAAATTATCGCTGCTTACAAGAGCAATCTTGTTATGCCGCAGTTGGTAGTTAACATGCCGTTCAGTGGCCGGAAGGGTGACACTTTCCATGTACCGAATCCTGTTCGTGGCTCTGCTACGTCCAAGGGTGCGGAAACCCAAGTAACCTTGATTGCAAATCAAGAGACACAGAAGCAGTACCTCATCGATCAGCACTACGAGTACTCTCGTTTGATCGAAGACATCGCTGCGATTCAGGCAGACGACAGCCTGCGTGCGTTCTACACGGACGACGCTGGTTACGCCCTCGCGAAGCAGGTTGATACCGCGCTTCACAGCGAAGGCGCTAAGTTGGCAGGTGCTGACGCATCTCCGACGGTTGAAGGATCAGCTTACTCGAAGGCCGTTATCGGCTCTGACGGTAGCACGGTCTGGAACCCGGCTGCTAACACCAACGCTGGTAACGCTGCCGCTCTGGCAGACGCTGGCATCCGCGAGATCATCCGTCAGTTGGATGACAACGACACACCTAATGCAGGTCGTGTTCTTGTTATTCCGCCTGTCGAGAAGAAGTCTCTGACGGGTATTGCTCGGTTCACTGAGCAGGCCTTTGTCGGCGAAGTCGGCGGTGCGAACACGATTCGCAACGGCATGATCGGAAACCTGTACGGCGTAGACGTGTTCGTTTCGACGAACTGTCCGACTGTAGCTGACGGCGCTTCGGCTGTCGATCAGCGCGCTTGCTTGTTGTTCCAGAAGGAGGCTTTTGTCTTCATCGAGCAACTTCGTCCGCGTGTACAGACGCAGTACAAACAGGAATGGCTGGGTGACTTGTTCACCGCTGACACGATCTACGGATCTGGTGTCCTCCGTCCTGAAGCTGGTGTAGCAATCGTTGTACCTGCTTAAGCAGTAATGGTGTAGCCCCCTTCGGGGGGCTCTACCTTTTAAGGGAGCCCTCATGGCAGATCGCAGATACGCCCTGATCGGGCACACCCACGCATCGTCTAGCCTAGCACTAAATGGCCTGACAGATGTAACGGCCCCCACTCCCACGACGGGAGATGTACTCCGCTGGAACGGAAGTGCATGGGTCAACTACCCAGATTCAAACTATGCGGCAGCGTCGCATACACACGTCATAGCAGACGTAACAGACTTTACAGACAACAGCACAAACTGGGATACAGCATACGCATTCACCAACAGTCTCACTGCTACAGCAGCAGAGATAAACTTGCTCGACCTATCGGGTCTTACAGCAGGGTGGGTACTCTCAGCAGACACGGCAACTACA